TTCCATTACCTATATAAAGGTCAAAGGTGTCCGTAGTGAACAAAGGCTCACCCAACGCAGCCGTTGGTATCCCTGCTAATAAACCCCTTTTGAATTTTAATGTATTTGCCATATTACCAAGTTCCAAAGTTTATAGAAGAGGTCTTTGTCCATAAGCCTGTAGAAGAGACATACTGAAGTACATCTCCATCCGCAGGATTTGGGCATAAAACCCCATGTAATTCGTCAAGCTCATATCCATTCTGTATCCTTACCTCAATAACACCAAAGTTCGGATGCGACCTAATAACATACCCAATAAAGACCGCATGAGCAGGCTCTGCTGGTGGTGTAGTTTGTACAAACCCTGCCGTAGTTGATAGCCATAATAAATCCCCTTCGTTATATGCAGAAGTATCAATATTCTGTAGCTCTCCTACAGTTACTACATATCCTGTCTGATTGTTGTTTATTGATGCCTCAGTAACCCCAAAAGTTTTACTTGATGAGATTTCTCCTGACGCACTAGCTAAAGTTATTGTTGGTTTATTACCTGTAGCCCCACTAATATAAACAACCCTAAAAGCTGGGATAGTCGCACCTGTCTGATTCCTTACTAACGTTACAAGATTAGTAACATCATTATTGATATTAATACCCGTAGAGCTAGTAATCTCAACTACTTGTTGAGTTACATTTACATCTATTGGGTTCTGAGTAACGTTAACATCTACTTGTTGCTCAGTTACCGTTAGGTCTATTACTTGCTCTGTATAAGTTATCTCTACACTCATGGCTTAGATTCGTACACTACAAAGTTACCCCAGATATATGTCTTTACTACCCCTGTTGTATAGGTTACCTTCAACACATACTCATAGTTTCCAGCATCTAGATTAACTAGCTTGCTTAAACTTATTTGATTATTGCTGGCTCCTGTTATGGTTATGCCATCCCCTGCGGTAGCACTCCATAAAACTGTAGTAGAGCATCCTTGCGTTATCTCTATCTCAACATTCTGTGAGGTTAGGTTGATAGGTGTACTATTGAGGCTTAAAGCAAAAACCTCTACCCAATAGTCTCCCTTTACTATTTCTATATCTAATTCGGCTGGTTTAAAATCGCTATTCATGGTATTTGACATCTATTATTAAGTGATGGAAGAGTCAGCGTAGCATCTATTCGAACTCCTGCTAGGAAGTCAGGCTCTGCTTCTCTAAAAAACGTTACAGCTATGTTATCATCTGTTACCCAAGTATTAGAAGGAGTACGCAGTCTTGCTACAATATCCTCAGCTACTAGGCTCATATCACTTAACACCTCTAAAGCATCCGTTTCTTGCAGATGCCTGTCTAATAGATAAATGTTAAAAGTGTAGGATAATTGCTTAGAAAGGAAGTTAGCACTTTGCAAATCAATAAACATAGCAGGATAAGTTACATCCTCATCATCTAGCTTATCGGAAAACTCCCCAAATAAAACGTAGTTAATTTGAGGATGACTTGTTCCGTAGCTTTTTATCTGCGATATGATTTGATTTAATGTCATTCTTTTTACTTAGATAAACTTTTAGTTTCTCTTGGTTTTTAAGGTTTGCTTTCTTACTCATAGTTTAATCATAACAACAGGGGGGATTCGAGCCCTGATAGAGGTCTCTAAATATCTTTTCTCCTTTACAGCAGAATGGGTCATCCAGCCATATAGAAGCAGTATATCCATCGTTCTCTGGTTTTATGGCATCGTAGCCAGCACCAAAGTTTAAGTAGTCTGGGTATAGAGTAGAGTTCTGCTTCAGGTATTTGATTAACCTCTGCTTGTAAAACTCTGCTCTAGCCTTGTATCTGTTAGCTATATCTATAAGGTCTTGCATAGAAGGAAGCTCTGTATTATCTGAGCTTTTTCTAACTAAACCTTTGTTATAAAACTGATAAGACAATCCTTGGGGAAGTTCGCTTAAGACATAGTTAGTCAAGCAGTCCACTACATAATCATCTAAAAGGGTTTTCTCATCACAGTTCAAATTACCGCACTCTACACCCTCTTGTAATCTATTGTAAAGAGCCGTTCCTAACGCTGGGAGAATGTACATATCCTGAGCTGTTTTAATCTCAGGCATAATTAGTTTCTCATCTACGTTATTATGCAGACCTGTCCTGTCTTTTATGGTCTCTACTGATATAAATAATATATTAAGGCTCATCTTATTTTATTTTCTAGTTACTACGTTGCTCTTCCACTCGTGCCTACAAAAAGGAGTAGTCCTATCTGTATCTGGGTTTGTGTACCAGCCACCTCTTCTATCCCAAACAGAATATCCTAGTCTTGCACTCATCTGCTCAATATCACTTCTAGAATAAAACTTATTCTCTTTTAGTAAGTATTTACAAAACTCTCTAGATGTGCCAATATCGGCTTGACTAAATCCTGCTCTCCACTCATAACTATATCTAATCAAAAACTCCGTAGTCTTTGGCTTTATTTTTTCTACGATATCTTTTAAAGGCTCTGTTAGTTGTCTTTCTATAATGATATTTTTATCATCTCCTTTTCCTATACTCGTCTCAGATACCTTTAAAAAACCTTTATCTTCTAGGACTTTAAATATCCTTTTAATAACTCCTATATCCTCTTTAAGTGTTTCGGCTACTACCTCTGGAGTAATTCTTTTGTCCTTAGATATTAAATCAAGTACATTAGATTGTAGCTGGGTAACATCAGCGAATAACTCTACATCCTCAAAATAACTCTTCTGCTTCCATACCTCGTAGTTATCCTTGCTTTCTCCGTACTCCGAAAAAAAAGAATAATCTTCAGAGAATTGACTAGGTTGCTCCTTAACGTATTTAGTTAAATCAATACCAGCCTTCTCGAGTAAGTATTCTCTTGGTGCTATTTGTAAAAGTGTAGCCTCGCTTAACTCTATTCCGATAGGCTCTGTAGGTATAATTCTATACTCCCCAGCATAACCAAAATAAGCAGACATCATATCTACAAAACTCTCAAGGAACATTTGCTTACCATTAACGTAAGTATTCTTGAAAATCTCATATCCATCCCTCATTTCTGTCCTAGTGCCTAGCTGACCAGCTACCGCAATACCGAAAATACTAGGAGTAGTAACTTGATGTCCAGAGAAGATGTTAGTTTGAATAAGCGTATCCACCCTACCGAAATCTTCCTTAGTTAAATCCGACTGCCCTAAATCGTCTATAATAGGCTTTCTAGTCGAGTCATTAACAAAAGATAGCATATACTTAATGCCATCCGCACCTGTATAGGTATTCTTAAATTTCCTATGAATCTCGTTCTGCTCTTCCCTTGAAGGTACTCCATCTGGAAGAGTGATTAACTTACTAGCAGAGAAGCCTGTCTTTGCATTGCCTAGAACGTGCTTAGAAACCTCTACATCGCTCTCAATATAATTAAGAGCACCAAAGTACACAGGAAGAGAATAAACCCCGCCATTAGGTCTATATTCCTTCAGATAGTATATCTGCTTGCCCTGTTTGTTATTCGGGTTAAACGAAGGGTAAACCGTGTAATCTTTTTTCTTTAAATCCTTCCAATCCTCCTTATACCAAAACTGAGTATTGTCTTTATTAGTCCTGATTTTAGTATAATCGATATGCCACATCTCAGCTACCCTATCTAAACCCCATATAACCTCAATATAAGCCCCACCAAAGAGCTCAATATCCAAAGATATCTTTCTAGTCAACTCGTTTAAATCCTCGCTTCTATTAGGCTTAGAAATAAACTGCTCGTTACCGCTCCACCCATTACCGCAGATATAGTGCACTTTATTTCTTACTATAGCGTTATGTTTAGCCGACTTGTTAAAAAGGTCAACTAAATAATTAGGATAGTCATTCTTATCCCCATATTGCATATATCCTTCACCCTTTTTCTCACGATACTCTGGCTGCTTAGCCTCTGCAAACTGTACTAGTATAAATGAATCTGCGTTAATCATTGTCTAATTTTATAGGTATCCGTAGTCTGATATTCAGTATATACTACCTCTTCATCGTTTAGCCACATTATCCCACTCTCTAGCTCCGTTAATCCTGTTACATCTGTGTTAGATGTTGAGCTCTGCTGATAAACATTATATATATATTGTCCTCTCGGCTTAGAGCTAAAGTACTTATTTACGTTAAGGCTAAACTTATTGTATCTATCTTTATAGGATGATACATCCGCTGCATACAATAGTACGAATTTTACCTCTAAATTAGTGCTCCTATTTTTGAACACAAATAAATAGTTAGGAGTAGCTAAGGTCTGCTTCTCCGTTAGCGTTAGATATATATACTGCGTCTGACCTTTAGTAAGCTGTATCATCTCTAATAAATGCCAGAAAGAGCGTTTATTATCAAAAAAAATGCCCTCGCTCTTGCGAAGGCATTTCTTAAAAATCAACTGCTAGTTTAACTAGTCAAGCCAGCAATCACACCAGAAGCAACCTCTGGAGCAAGAGAAGGCTCTTTCGCAGTAAATGTCAAACTATATCCGCTTCTATCACCCATAGCAGCACCGCTCTGAGCAGAACCACCAGAAATATCTAAACCTCTAGTTTGTCCGAGATACCAGTACTTACCATTGTTATCACCAACTACAGCTACTAAAAGATTCTTAGCAAGGAGCAGAATTTCATTCCTAGTATTAGCCTGAAGTTTATTCAGGATAACAGTCAACTCCTGCTGATAAAAGATACTTCCGTTCTCTACAGAAGCATTAACGTTCTCTACAAAAGATGATGTCTCTTTTACGAGTTCATACTTGTAGAAACGCTTTCCAGCATCTTTAGTAAGTGCAGTGATAACACCAGAAGCCTCTGTCGTAGAAGCTACATCCTGTAGTGCCATAAAGTACACTTCGGTTATACCACCGAGAGAGTCTTTACAGTCCAGAACATATCCTTGAGTTAGTGCACACGGCATATTAATTAATTTACAAGTTTAAAAAAGTAGGGGGATATTTCACCCCCTATTATATTAAGAAAGGACAAACTTAACTACTTCGTCAGGGAAGGCAAAGTTTACACCCATCTTGAACTCAGAAACAAAACGTACTTGGTCTGCTTCTTTTGCGTAGAAGATTTCAAATTTCTCTTCTTCGTTCAAAAGGTCAGTACCCAAGAACAAGTTAGAAAGACGAGCTGCGTAAATCTTGCTAGTTCCGTTCAAACCTTGTACAGCGATAACTTTAACGCTAGT